GTAAAAGTGTCTCCTGCTCTCATGCGTCTTTTCATAAACTCCATGTGCTTATCGCTATGGTGCTCTGAATGTTCTTTGAGCTTGTTTTTTTGGCGAGTGGTTAGTTTCATTTCTTTTTACGTTTTTTCTTTTTGGAACGTAATTTTTTAAGATCAGCAGCCGTAATCTTATCTCTTGGAGGTGCAACAGCAGCTAATTTACGTTGTTTTCCAGAATAAGATCCTTTTGGCATGACTTTTTCTTAGATAACTCTATGTTACCGCTTAACTATAGATTTTACACTTATTTCTTCTTCTTTTTTGTCTTAGTTTTCTTTTTCTTACCCTTCTTGACAGTAGCGATGTAACCTTGACATCGACTCATGGCAGCAGATTTAGTCATTTCTTCTTTTTCTTGGTAATTTTACGTCTATGTTGATATGTTATCTTCTTGCTACTTGTTTTTTCACGTTTAAATCTAGCTTTTTCACTTGCTGTCATCTCTCCTACTGTCTTAGGTGTCTTACTTGAGACACGTTTACTTGGTCTACAAGCTGGATAACCTCTCTTTTCTCCTTTTTGACGGCCACAAGGTTTACCAGTTTTAACATCAACCCAATTTTCCTTAAACCAACGGTCCAAACCACCCTTAGTTCTGGTACTTGGTTTACTTTTTCTTCTTTGTGGCACGTTTTCTCTCCACTCTATAAGTTCCAC